AACAGAACAGATTGTTGCTCAAGTACCTAATATGGCAGCTCTATCTGAAATTGATATTCCTCAAGTAGAAGTGCCTGATCAGCCTAGTTTATTCAGTAGAGCAACCACTGCTGTACAAGAAGAAGTAGGTGATTTTGTTTCTACTGCAATGGCTAAGCCTATATCAACAGCTATAGCAGGTTACAATGCTTATCAAGCTTACACAGCAGAAGCTCCTGAATATGATTATACTACTTCTGGTGTAGTAATGAATGTAGGCCAAGGGACAGCATTCCAAGCAGCGCCAATTGATTTTATATCTTCAGCTCAAATGCCTTATGGATATCAAGCATCTCAAGCTGATAGGATCTATCAAGGTGGGGCTTGGCAACGTAGAATGATGGGAGGCTTTGCTTAATATGATGGATGATAATTTAAGAAAACATTTTATTTCAGCAAAGCGTTCTATTCCGGGGCAGTCTTTAACTAATGACCCAACCAATCGTGCGCCTTTTGAAAAAGCTCCAGAGTTCACTGTACTTCGAGATGCTATAGAATATTTGTTTGTTAAATTCACAGACGAAACTTTTTATATCCCTACAATGCAGAAGATTTCTGAAGGTGTTCCAATTATGGAAATGGTACAGCTTGTGTTGTTTACAGGTTTTACTAAAGGTAAATGGAATCCTGATTTGATGTTGCTTCTTGCTGAACCTGCTACTTATATGCTAATGGCTTTGGCTGAACGTGCAGGTATAAATGACTATACAATTTATAACGGGGAAGAAGACGAAGAGGCAGCAGAAGAAGTAGCTTTAGACAATAAGGTTGAGAAAGAACTTATTGAACGATTCAAAAAGCGCAGAAAAACTCAGCAAGTCCCTGAAGGTATTATACCTGTAGAAATTGAAAGAAAAATTGAAGCTATGCCAATAGATAGCTTAATGGCGCAGCAAGGAGAGTAAGATGGGCATTGAACAATTTGGTGAATCTTTACTGCAGCGTCAACGCCAACGTCTAGATAGACGCGATGAAGAGTTTAGAAAGGAACAAAAGCGTCAGAGGAAGTATGCTCTAATAGGCACAGGTGTCAAACTAGCTAACAACTTCTTAAAAGAAAGGACTGAAAACTTCCTACGCTCTGAAGAAGTAATGGCACAGAAAGCCTTGTACAAGACAGCGGCTAGTAACGCTTCACAGATTCTTGCTGTTGATGATGCTATTAATCGTTCAGGTAAGTCTGCTGCTGATTACTTCTATGAAACAGATAGAGAAGCTTTTGAGAACATGGCTCGTGAATATGTTCCATTAGATCAGCAAACAAACGAAGCAGGAATAGGTGTTTATCAAAGAAGAATCTCTGAAGAGGCTAGAAAGATTGCCGAAGAAAGAGCACTTAAGCATGCAGAGGCTGTCTCACGCGCTAATAATCTTGTAGACAGAGAAGACTTTGAAGCCATGATAGCAGCAGCAGCTAAAGAGGCTAGGCCTTCTAATGTCTTTGGAATGTTAGATGGCGCTGCGCGTAGGGCTTTCAGTGGGAAATCTAGAGAAGAACTAGATACAGAAATCTTTGATGATGTTAAGAATAGTTTTGAGATGGAAAATGTCACAGCTCTAAATGCTTTTATGTCTGAATATAATAAGTCTAAGAACTTAGCAGCTTCTTATGACTATGGTAATTTTGTTTTAGAACAAATAAAAGATGTTGATCGCTACGAAACAGACGTATCTTCAGAAGCTAAGGTAGTTGGTGATAGTCTTGTGGTTGTTAAGAAAATTACTAAAACTGACAGAACTAGAGCAGGGAACGATACAAGTAAGATAGATGAAATTAGTGTTCAATTTACTGATACTGATGATGCTGCAACACTTAATTCTAAAGTTGTAAAAGGGCTAAACGAAGGCTTTAATTTTGCTACCGATGGTATTCGCTTCTTAAATCCTGAGGCTTGGTCAAGGTTTCAGGGAGAAGTTGCAGAAAAATTTGATACTACTGTAACTAATATTAAGAATGCTACTGAATATTCTCAAGTATCTGCATTATTTAAAACTTATTCAGACATTCCAGAGAACCTTAGAGATGAATTTAGAGATAAAGTCTATGCTGATACATTTGACATTTTAGCTTCAGATGCACTGGATCTTCAATCTTTTATTGCAGGCTTAGAAGAAGATCCCGACAACGCCAAGACTCTTTATGATCAGTTAATTACAAAATTATTATCTACAGTCCAAAATTCTTTGGACATTGCTAGACAAACTCGTGGTGTAAACTTCGCCGATCTATAAAATCAGAAGGTTAGTTATGGCTGATAGAAATATAAAACTTCCTAATGGGATGACTATTAATAATGTACCTGAAGATGTCTCAGACGAAGAAGCTATAAGCAAATACGAAGCTAAGTATGGTAGTGTTACTCCTACATTAGAGCAACAAGTAGCTGAAGTTACGGAAGATACTTCTGTCTTATCACAAGTTAAAGAGTTCCTTGGCGAAAAAATAAAAGAAGGTGCTGAGCTTATAGGCAGTCGTCCTTCTCTAGAAGCTCGTAGATTAGAACGAGCTGATATGGCTGCGCGTGGGGCAAAGCTTGCTGAGTCAGGAGAAGGTTTAAAGACTTATGTTTCTTCTGTTGTAGGTGAGTTAAAAGACCAACCCGCTGATGTAGGATTAGATTTTGCTAAAGTCTTTTATGATAAAGCAGCAGAACTAAAAGCTTTACCTTTGTCAGTTATGATGAATCTTACTGAATCAGGTAGAGAGTTAAAAGACCTTGATCCTGAGATAGCTAAAAAGTTTGTTATAAGTCAACAGGCTACTCCTTTTGTTGAGAAGGAAGAGATGTATACGCCTGAAGGAGATTTAAAGCTAGAGACTGTCACAGGAATGACAGCAGATGTAGCGGCAGAAATAGGAACTTATATGGGAGTAGGTGCAGGAACCTATAAAGTTTTACCTGCTATTCCTAGAGTTGTTAGAGGCCTTGCTTCTGGTGTTGTTACTGATCAGATACTAGCAGACCCCGAAGAAAATATTTTTAATGTTGTAAAAGACACATGGCCTGAGCACTGGGTAAACGACTATACTAGTTTTATGGCTACCGAAGAAGATGATCCTGAAGTTGTACAACGCCTAAAGCTTATAGGCGAAGGCTTGACGCTAGGTGCTCTTGGTGAGCTTATTGGTGGTATGCCTTCTTTAATAAGAAAAGCAAGAGGAACTTATAACAAGTCTTATAAAGACTTAACTGAAGAAGAAAAGGGAGAAGTTCTTGTTGCGGCTTTAACAGATGCCAAGGCTCAGAAAGGAGGGTGGGTAGAAAACAGAACTCCTCAAATAGAATATAGCCAAGTCCCTGTTACAGATGCTCAAGTAGCTCAGCAAAATAGCAGCGGATTAAATAGGTTTATTCGCCAAATGTTTACTACTAGAGGTTACTGGACTCCTGCAGCTTACAATGCTTTCCAAGATTCACAATATGCACAAAGAGCTATAGTAAAACGAGCAGAGAATGTAGCCAATAGATTGCAAATAGAACTTGATAATATTGTAGACTCTACAGAATCTTTAGAGACTGCTGAAAAAGTTCAGCAGATTTTAGTAGACGATTTAAGTTTTATTAAGGGGCAGTCCAAAGAAGCAGCCATCCAAGATTTACGAGATGCTTATGGACTATCTAATGAACTAGCTTCTGAAGTATATAACGCTAGAAATTTAATTGATGAGATGTCTAAGAATCTTGTTAATTCTTCTGCTGTGCCTGTAGAGCTTAAAGAAATCATAGCTGAAAATTCAGGTAGTTATTTGCGAAGATCTTACAGGCTTTATGAAGACGCAGGTTACAAGCCAGACCCTATTGCAAGAAGAGATGCTGAGTCTTTTCTTGTTGGCAGAATAATGAAAGCTAATCCTGAGTTATCATATGAAGAAGTAGTACTTAGAGCTAACAATCAAATCGATGAAATACTTGGTGATGCAGGTAAAGACATAAAAGTATTTGATGAAATGTCAACGATACGCAGAGTTAATAAAGAAATTCTAGCGGGTCGTAAAGATATCCCGCCTGAAATAAGAGCATTGATGGGAGAGATAAAATCTCCTACAGAAAACATTGTTCTTACTGCTGCTAAAATGGCTCAGCTAAGTGAATCTAGTCGATTCTATGACGAGCTTTATCAACTAGGAAGACAAGGTAATTATATATTTGATAAAGATGCAGGTCGTCCTAGTGGTATTAAGTGGGAGCAGATAACAGGTACTAACTCTAATCTAGATGGTAAATGGACTACGCCGGAAATAATAACAGCAATTAAAGGACAGGAGTCTAGGTTAGTTGGGACTGACTCTAAAGGCCCTTTAATTAGTTTGTACCAAAACTTCTTAACTCTTAAAGGAACATCCCAAAAGATGAAGACTGTTTACAGTCATGTTACTCATCTTAGAAATATTTCAGGTGGTGCTCAGTTTGGTTTAGCTAATGGAATGAATCCTTTTAGCAACGCTAAAGGCACACTTGCTTTACTTAAAAACGAATTAAAAAACATTGGTCAAGAAGGTATAGATGCAATCTATGAAAAGTATTTAAGATTAGGAATTATCAATACTAACGTAAGAGTTAATGAATTTAGAGAGCTGCTAGATACTGGCTATAAAAGTGTGGCAGATGGATCAATTGATAGAGTAATTAATCTTGCTAAGAGCAACAAATATGGTGCAAAGATTCTAGACAAGGCTGAAACTATCGAAGATTTTTACCTAGCGACTGATGACTTTTATAAAATTAATGGATACTTATCAGAGCTTGATACTCTTAAGAGAGCTTATCCAGACAGAAATATAGCTGAGCTTGAGGAGATGGCAGCGGCTAAAATTAGGGATACTTTTCCTAACTATGATCGTGTGCCTAAAGGAATTAAAGCAACCAGAGAGCTTCCGTTTGGTAACTTCGTAGCCTTTCCTACAGAAATAGTTAGAACAAGCTATCATATCTTAGGGACAGCTATAGATGAAATAGGTTCTGGTAATGCTGTAATGCGGAATAGGGGTCTTAAAAGACTTGCAGGATTTTCAGCATCTATGTATGGATGGCATGGTCTTTCAAAGCTATCCTCAAATATGTTAGGCCTTAATGAAGAAGAGAAAGAAGCATTAGATGTTATCTCTGAAACTCCTTGGTCTAAAAGCGCACCCAGAATTTATATTCGTATAGATGACAAAATTCATGCAGCAGACACACAGTTTCTAGACAGCTATAGTTTTATTAAAGAACCGTTAATGCTTGCTTATGATGAGATTGCTTCTGGTAAACTTAAAGGACAAGAAGCTAAAGAATATATAGCTAATGGTTTAATGGAAGGAGTAAAAAAATTATTAACTCCTTATACTGACCCTGCTATTTTATCATCAGCAGTAGCAGATGTTTATACTGCTATGAACAGCCCTGATGGTAGAACAACAGATGGTAAGCCTTTGTTTGTAGCAGGACTAGATACATCTGAAAAAATATATAATGGAGCTATACATATTCTAGAGTCTTTTGCTCCGGGTTCTGCGACATCTATTAAAAGAGGTATAGATGCATTCGGTGAGAAACCAAATGAGTACACAGGAAGAGATCTTGCTTTAGAGCCAGAGCTTATTACTAATATGTCTGGTATTAAGTTTACAGAATTATCTCCAGAAGATAGGCTTAAGTTTAGCTTAGGTGCTTATCAAAGAAATAATAGAAATATATTAAGTAGCAATGCTCGTTTTGGTCAGACCGCAGAAGAAGTACGAGAAGTATATTACAAGCGTGAGAAAGAGAGATACAGAAACCAACAAGAGCTTTATCGTATCTTTGATGCGGTCTCAACTATAATAGGAAGAGAGGAAGCAATAGCGATTCTGTGGCAGCAAGACGGAATATCTAATGTAGAAAAAGGTCTAATAGCTATGGGTAAGTTTAACCCAGAGGCTGTTACTAAAGAAGACGTTAAGAGAATAATAGAACGAGTAGATACAGGAGATCAGTCTAAGTCTGAAGTAGTTACAAATATTGTTAACATGATTGCCAATATGAAAGCTACTGAGCTTACATTCCCTGAAGACGAGGAAGACTTAAAAGAATTCCAACGCTACCAAAAGGCTAAGGGAGGAGAAGTCTTCGGAGTTCCTAAAGCTCCCTCAGAGCCTGATGAGCGCATTGATAAGATGACAGGCCTACCTTATAACATACAGGCAGGGACAGCTTTCATAGACGAGGAAGATCGTGCAGGTCTTGCTGAAGGAGGTACGCTGTTTAAGTCTTTAGCTAAGCGGGTTAAAGACGTTGCAGAGAAGGGGATGGCTGCAGCAGGAGTAGCCGGAGGTAGGTTTGCTGAAGTTGATCCTAACCAATTACTGTGGGCTAAGGAGCTAGGAAAAGCGTGGGGTAAAGAAGAAGAGCTAGATGGTAAAGGAGATGCTGCTCGTCACTTAGCTTTAGGTTGGATTGCTCAAAACAATAAGTATCCTAAGGCTGCTAAGTTCTATATCGATGCTAGAGAAGTGTTTAGTTCTGCTCCTGAAGCTAAGATGGATCGACTTAATAACTCTATCGGCTTCGCACTTAAAGCCAAGACACAAGAAGAAGCAGAGAGAAGGATTAGGGACTTAGTAGAAAGGGGTAAGGTAGCCTACCTACCGCCTAAAAGTATGAAAGGATTTGCTAAAGGAGGAAGAGTACTTAAAGCATGTAAGAGTTAATAGCTCTTAGTTCTTTCTCAAGGTCATTATGGAAACCTTCGAATCTTCGCTTGGTCTCCTTAATGGCCTTTTTTATTACTGCTCTATCTTCTTCTGCAAAGACATCATTAATCTTTTCAATAGGGAACTCTGACACTTCCGTGTGTAGGTTCCCCTCTTGATCAACTACTACTGCAAAAGAAATCAAATTTCCATGTGTCATTGAAAAGATACTCGTTCTTGATTCCCACGCAGACCTGCTTTCATATAAGCAGTAGCTCGGCCTTCAAAGAAGTTCTGATGCTCTACCCCTAATATGTCATCTAGCCACGTTAGAGGATTCTCTTTGATGTTATAGTTAGGCTTTAGCCCCAGTTGTAGTAGTCGCCTGTCGGCAATATACTCTACATACTTACCCATCTCTTCTCGTGTTAAGCCTCGTATGTCACCCATCTCAAAAACAAGATCAAGAAACTTCTGCTCAAGATCTACCATATCTCTACAGGCTTGGTAGATTTCTTTCTTAAAATCATCTGTCCATATATCTATGTTCTCGTGGATAAATTCTCTAAAGAGCTTTGTCATCGCTTCAACATGCAAGGATTCATCCTTAATGCTATAGCTTACTATCTGCCCCATACCTTTCATCTTTCCAAAGCGAGGGAAGTTGAGAAGGATAACGAAGCTAGAGAACAACTGTAAGCCTTCAGTGAACGCACTGTAGACCGCCAAGTTCTTAGCAATAGAACCTTTGTCAGTTTTAGAGATTTTTAGATCGTTGATGTAGTGATGCTTGTCTGCCATCTGTTCATACTCAGCAAATGCTTTATACTCTCTTTCAGGCATACCCACTGTATCGAGCAGTAGGCTGTAAGCATGTTGATGAATAGCTTCCATGTTTGCAAAAGAACCCATCATCATACGAGCTTCAGGCTTTTTAAAGATTCGCATATACCTATCAACATAACCTGCACCTACATCTACATCTGACTGAGTAAACAGTCTAAATATTTGTGTCAGTAAGTTCTTCTCTTCAGAAGACATATCCTGCCAATCCTTAACATCATTGTGCAGGGGTACGTCTTCAGGGAACCAATGCATCTGGTTCTGTTGTACATAATAATCAAACATCCAAGGATGATCGAAAGGTTTGTAATAACTTCTAGTTCCTAACAGGCTCATTTTTCTTTTCCTTCTTGTCTTTCTTTTCTTTGCTTCCGAATATTTTTTCCCAGTTCTTCTCGAACTGATCCTTGTCTATTTGGCTAGGTCTGCGCTTGCTACCTTTACTCATCTTTTATGAAGACCCCATTTTCATTAAGATATCCTTTACGATCTTTAATTTCGTTGTAAGCAAACTGTAAACATTCTTCAAACGAAACACCATATATTTCTGCAATGATAATAAGAACTACTGCGCAGTCTCCCACATCGTCACGAATGTCTTTGCCCTTTGCAAGGTTGTCTGCAAGTTCTCCAACCTCAGACACTAGTTTTAGTCCCTGAGTTTTTATGTCACCATTTTCTATTATGCGCCTATCTTTAGCCCACTGTATTACTTTATTTACAAGATCATCCTTCACAGCTTAAGCACTCCGCTAAATCTATTCGAGGTATTTTTACATTAACATTTTCAGCTGATCGAGCTGCGTCCGAACGTAAGTAATAAAGAGACTTAAGTTTGTTAGCTCCCGCCCAGTGTACATCATTTACATACTGCAAGTAATCATCGTGTACTTGTTGAGGCTCTGTAGCCTTTGGAGGTATAAAGAAAAGATTGACGCTCTGGCTTTGACAGATATAGTTCTGCCTCTGCTGAGCATGTTCTATAATCCAAATCTGATTTATCTCTATAGCCGTCTTAAAGACTTCTTTAATAGTATCATCAAGCTCTTTGATATTCTGAACAGAACCTTGTGCTTCTGTAATTTGTTTCCAGATTTTCTCACGTTTAGTATTATCGGGGAATAACTCGAAGAGCACATCATCTAGATATTTGTTACGAACTCTAAAGCTTCCTGAAAGAGTCTTATGAGTAAACACATTGGCTCTCATAGGTTCTATCGAAGGACTAGTGCCACCACAGATAATAGAACTAGAAGCATTAGGAGCAACAGCCAACAGGTGTGCATTACGCTTACCCGATCCAGAGACATCTGGCGCTTCTCCCCTTTCATCAGCCAAGAAACGAGAAGCCTCTTCTGCTTTAGTTTTAATAAGAGAGAAGGCTCTGTGGTTAAACGAGGTCGCATACATACTTTCAAAAGGAATCATATTCTTTTGTAAGTAACTATGGAAACCCATAGCCCCTAGACCAATCGAACGCTCACGGTAGGCAGAGTAGGCTGCTCTAGTATAGCCTCTCTTGTCTTCAAAGACATGCTTTGAGAATCGTTTGAAGTTAGCGCTGTAGCCACCCAAGCAAGAAATATCAACGATGTTAGATATAAAATGCTCAAGAGTATTATCAAGCATCGTAACAAGGTCGGAGATGAATACATCTGATTTACTCCACTCATCAAAGCTTTCGAGGTTAACACTGGACAGGCAGCAGACGGCAGTACGCTCCTCGTTAGTAGGAAGAGTTATCTCAGAGCACAGGTTACTTTGGCGAACTTTTAAACCTAGCTCCTTCTGCTCTTTCGGTAGAGCCTCATTGCATCTGTCAATGTTAACTATGTAAGGCTCCCCTGTTTCTGCTCGAAGACTAATCAATTGAAACCAAAGATCACGAGCAGAGACTGTCTTCACAGCCGTATTACTCTTAGGATCTACTAGCCTCCAATCGCCATCTTCTTTAACCGCCGAAAGGAACTCATCATTGATGTTAACGCCATTATGGAGGTTAAGACATTTACGATTTAAATCACCGCCAGTAGTCTTACGCATAGCCATGAACTCTTCGATCTCAGGGTGAGAGATATCTAAGTAAGCTGCATAGCTACCTCGTCTAGTTACCCCCTGATTGAATGCTAACATTTGGCTGTCAACGACATGCATGAATGGTATAGAACCAGTAGATTTACTACCGTTAGCAGTATCCACACCATTACTACGAACATCGCCCCAATATCCACCAATGCCTCCACCTGCACTTGCAAGCCATATATTTTCATCATAATGAGCAGATAGCCCATGACGAGAATCAGGAACATAATTAAGAAAGCAGCTGATAGGAAGCCCCCTAGTTGTTCCCCCGTTGCTAAGGATAGGAGTACTGAACATAAACCAAAGATCACTAGAGTAATCATAGAGGCGCTGTGCAAGAGCGTAGTCAGTAACCCCCCTATAAGTCGCACCAAAAACTGAGGCACGAGCAAAAGCTTCTTGAGCATGGGTCTCTCCTTGCCAGAAATACCTATCTTTTAAAGTTTCTTTGGCAAAAGTATCTAGAAGGGTTTCTTTATCATAGTCTATCTTGATGCCAAGATATTCTTGTACTCCAAGTTTACTAGTCATCTAAAGCATCCTTCAATTTATTCAAGTACCATATAGCTTTATCAATATCTTGTTTGGTCTTACCCTTATAATTACATCTCCAAACATATTTGAAAGCTGCGCCACGCAGATAACCTTTAAATTCTTCAGGAGTTAAAGTAGCTTCCATTGCCTCGATACATTCAATAGAGCCAGTGTTGTAATGAGATGGACTATTAACAGGATCGTAGTCCGTTATTGTAACAGTACCGCAAAGTGGGTCATTCAATCCCATATCTTTTCTCCGTTGTGTCTCCCATACCTTCTGCCATTCTTCTGGCGTTATATCGTCAATACTACCTGCCATTTATTCTACCTCTTTATTTTCATCAAAATATTCTTTCTTAAAATCTTCACTGTCTCTATACTTTTTGTTAACCCATTCTCGTGGAAGTGAGGCCTCACTAAACCATCTAAAGCCGTTAGCCGAAGCCCATTCACCATGACTTCTTTTAGTACCATCCTTGCGTCTAGTGGCGTTTGGCATTGGAGCAGAAGGGTTGGCAAATAGGAATACTAGTTCGACATCTTTAGGAAGAGCCTTCTTAATCCATAAGTATTTGGAGAATTCAGCATAGTCCCAGAACCTTCCCTTGGCTTCGAGGAGGACTGTCTTCTTCCCTACCTTCTTAACAAAGTCAGGGTGATAGGTATGCTCTATAGTATAGGAAAGTTGATTAGTATGGTGCTTCCACCCTTGCAGCAATCCATTGTGTAGCTCATGCTCCCACAAAGAATCGTAAGTAGAAGGTACGTTTTTTTCTCTAGGACGGACTGCCCTTTTCCTTCTCAGTCCGTTTCTTATTTTATTCAATGGATTACTCCCATGCGATCTTTAATCTCGACATCTAGAGCATCCCTTAGAGCTACTATATATGGGAGATCAATATCATCTATATGAGCACTCTCTTCTTCAAGAAGATACATGCCTAAAGATATTATTAATTCATGAAGCTCAAGTTCAATTTCTTCCTGCTCTTTCGATTCGCTCAAGAGTAGTCTCCATGCCCATTTGTTTAACCCTTTTACAAAACCACTTAAACGAATACGGTAGCAGCTTGAAGTTGCCATTATAATAAGTGTGTGTATCTTTAGGCATATAACGCTTAAAGTTTTTTAATGTAATAGGAGAGTGTTCCTGCTCACTCATTAGAGTGGACAGCCATTGTATTGCTATAGCTGAGGCTACCTTGCGTTGCCTCTTTGCTTGTTTACCATTCATAAGACTTCCTCGACTTTTGGTTCGCTGACAATCTTACTAAAGTATACAACACCTTTACTATACTTAAAACCTCTAAGCCCTTCACCATTATTGGCATCAGAAAAACATTTATGTTTATAAGCACAGTACTGACAGTTCTTATGAATCTTCATGTTTCCTTTTGTACCTTCGGGTACTTCTGACCAACAACGAGGAGGCATTACATCAGACTCTACTGCTTCCTTTAAGGATTGAATCTTCGAAGAAATATTGGGCTTGTCCAAGTCTTCAGGTACAAACATAGCAAGCTCACCACTTTCTTTATTGATGGCTAAGAAGCCTCCTTTATTTGTTCCTTCTGCTGCTTCATATCCTGCAAGCTGAGGCAAGTAACCGAACGAATCATCTTCAGGCAATGAGCCATATTTAAACTTCCTGAAGGCGAAGGAGGAAGCTGTCTTTACATCTACTACTTCTCCATCAATCTTACAATCCATGTGTCCAGTTATACCCTCTACTTGGACTGACTTCTGCTCGTCAGTTACAACATGCCCAGATAATCGGGCTAACACAAGAACAAGCTCTTCTAGGATATGACCATAAAGAAACTTAATCATTGTAGGAGGAGTAGGTTTACTATCTATCTTTTCTCTTTTATCAAACCATAGCTGCCTTGCAGGTTTGCCAATGTTAGACATACGCAAGGAGAAGTTAGCATTCCTTTCTTCAGGGTGCGCCCATTGTTTGATGACTGTCTTCAATGCCTCGCCAAACTCATCGATCTCTTTGTCTGTTAAATCCAAAGGCTTGCCTTCACATAAAGGCTCAAGCTTGTGATAAATATCTTCAACTAAAGTATCTAAACTTTTCATTTTTTGTGCTCCACAAATCTAAGCTTTCTAGTAATCCTGTCAAACATTACAAGCTTTATATTATATTTCATTTGTTCTTTAGTTCTGCTTCGCCCAGAAGGATAAGCACCTTTTGTTTTAATATCTAAAAGAAGGAACTCATTTTTGGACTTATCCCAAGCAACAATATCTACTGCGCCATCGGAACCCGCATTTTTAAAAACTTCATAGCCATTGTCCCACAACCAAGTAACAGCATAGTGCTCTGCTACATCTCCTAATCTATTGGAACTTTTTTTAATGTGTGTCACTCCAGTTATCTCCTATCTTGTATTCGCCATCTAAAGGACACTTAAGCTCTAAAGAAATACCTGCTTGCTTTATAGCTTCCACCCCAAGTCTTCCTACTTCTTCTGCTTGATTTTCTATTACTTCTATCTGCCACTCATCATGGATATTAGCCACAAACTTCGCATCAAAAGTAGTAATATTTTTATCAAGTATAACAAGAGCTTCTTTCATTACAATAGCACCTGCACTTTGCAGTAAGCTATTTAAAGCAGCATGTGCGGATCTTACAAAAACTTTTCGTCCATCTAGTCCTCTTAGATACCCCTTTGTTGCCGCTCTCGATACTCTGTCAACAAGAGATTTAAATGCAGGTAGATTATCGAGGAAAGATTCTCTAAGTCTCTTGCCGTCTTTTCTGCTCCCTCCAACCACTGTCCCAAGCTTTGCATCTCCTGCTCCGTACAAGAGTGCATAGATGAATGTCTTAGCCTGATTTCTTGATTGAAGTCCTGCAGCACTTTGGTTAGCTGAGTGTATGTCTCCATTGAGTATTTCATTTGTAAAGCCTTCATCGTTCATATAATGAGCAAGCATTCTAAGTTCTAAGCCACTGGCATCTATACCAACCAACTTGTAACCAGAAGGAACAGTCCAACAAGCACGGCACTCCTTACCATAAGGAGCATTAATGCTAGGAACTTGAGCCATGTTAGGGCCTCGATGGGTCATCCTACCAGTAATAGTACCATTAGGATTAACATAGCCATGCACCCTGCCGTCTTCTCCAAGTTCTTTGAACCAAGAGTTTATCTGAGACACTCTCTTTTGAAGCATAAGATACTCAGCGATAAGCCCTGCTTCGGGTATGTTCTTCACTGTACCTAGTACAGCTTCATCAACAATTGGCTGTCCTGTAGGTGTAAACTTCTTTGGCTTCCATCCAAAGTCTTGTAAGTATTCACCTATCTGTTTTCTTGAACCTAAATTAAAAGGCGTTTCAATCCTACGAACAATATAGTTTTTATCGCTCGCTACTAGCTCTTGGTATTCTTCACTTGAAAGCAGAACTCGTTTACTTCCATCAATAACTTCCGCTTTCTTAGCAAGCTTGCCGCTGTTTAACCTAACGCCAAATAGTTTCACATCCTGTACTTTAGGTTTGAATACTTTCTTTACCTGCTTCTCTACTGCTTCTAGTTTTTCTTGAAGCTCTGCTACTAAAAGCGATGTATGTTTCTCATCAAGCAAGAATCCGTTCTCTCGCTGCTTGTCTACAATCAAAGCAACATCGTGTTCAAGCTGTATTGATTTAGCACTAAAACCTTTCGCCTCTTGTTTCAAAGCATTGAAGACACGGTAGTTTAAATAAACATCACGCTCACAATACTTCATCATCTCTTCTGAATATCTATCGTATTCCTCGAACTCAATCTTAGGAACTTTTAAACGATAGCCCCAACTCTCAAGACCATGATTGCCTTCACGAGTAGGGTTAAACAGCCTAGACAATACCAAGGTATCGATTACTTTTTTATCTGATAGATCAACACAAGCAATCTTCTTGACCACAGGAATATCATAGTTAAGAATGTTATGACCTATCAGCTTTTCAGCTTTGCTCAACATGGAGTAAGCTTGGTTAAGATTCTTAGGGCTGAAGCTGTACTGCTTCTCTGCTTCAACATCATAAATAGAGATACACCAAATCACATTGGCATCAAGTCCATCAGTTTCTATATCGAAAACTAGCTTCATAGTATATCTTCTGTAAGTTCATCTTCTTCTTCAAGTTCAACCTCAGTAAGCCTACCTGTGTCTTTGTCATAGAGCAAGTGAGTAGCCATACCAACATCTCCTGTATATCTAGATTTCAATACTCTAACATGAGTAGTAGAAGCTTCACGAGCATCCTCTGATTGTTGGTTGCGTTCTAAAGCTATCACGCAGTCTGAGAGCTGAGCTATGCTTTGAGAGCCTCGAAGATGTGAAAGGTTTACTTCTACTCCATTCTCATGCGCTCTATTTCCTTCCATCCTTCTGAGGTGAGAGACCAGTATCATTCCTGCTCCTGTCTCCTCTACAATTGAACGTAGTCTATGCATGATAGTATCTATAGTTCTTCGCTCATCTCCTTCAGCAGAAGCTGACAGTAGCATGTGTAAGTGGTCTACAATTATCCACTGACAATCACAACCAATGATCATATATCTCAGTTTAGAAAAGATCTCATCTACGTCATTAGCCCCAAGATGGGAATGAATCCAAACTC